CCGCCCGACTGACGAGGTGAGGATATGAGTGAGAAAGAACGAGTCGTGCATTGCTGGGAAGACGGCCCCTGCACCGAAGATGGGCGCGACCAGACTTGCATGTTGCTGGACGGCCACGAGGGGCCCCACGAATGGGTGCGGGACAATCAAATTATGGTCAGGTTTGCGGGGGAGCCGTCATGACCGCAGCCAATCCCACCGCGATTGATTTGGAGGCGATCAAAGAGCGTGTGGCAAGTATGCCATTGGCTCCATTGCATGATCAGGCTGCTAAATTGGTTACCGCCGTCGAGGCGCTGCGGGAGCGGGTGGCGGAGCTTGAGGGCGACAATGAGACAGCCATTAAGTGGCAGCAGTTTTATATGAAAAGAGCCGAAGCCGCCGCGGCCATCAACAAGGAACTGGTGGTGGCGCTGGAACAAATCGCCCAAATCCAGCGAGACAAGTGCGAAAATGCGTCGGCTGAAATGCTGTTCATGTTACTCGACAATAAAGTTGGCATTGCCAGCACCGCCCTTGCCAAAGCCCGAGGTGAGTCATGACCGCAGCCGATATCGACATCTTGGAGGCGATCCAGAAAAAGCGTGACGAATGTGGCGGGCTTACATCTTTCGATGTTGACAACCTCATCGCCGCCGTCGAGGCGCTACGGGAGCGGGCGGCGGAGCTTGAGAAAACATCAAAGTATTGGATGAACGAAGCAACTACAGGCTTAGACCAAGCCCGCGCTCGTATTACATGGAAAGACCGCGCCGAAATTGCTGAGGCCAAGGTGGAGAAGCTAGAGCAACAACACGCTCAGGATATGGCCGATGCCGCTAAAAATGGTGCGGACACGAAGCGAGCATGGGACTTAAAAGCAGCCGCCGAGACCATCAACAGGGATATGGCGGAGGCGCTGGAAGGGCTGCTTAGTGATGTGCGCAAATTATTGGCCCCTGTTGATACGTGCCAATCCGATGCTTTGGATGACGTACCGAGCATAAAGCGAGCCCGCGCCGTTCTCAAGAAGGCCACCCCATGACCAGCTCCTACTTAAACGCCCCCCTCCGTACCGAGGCCGAGGCCAAGGCCGCGGAAGAGGCCCGCCTGCGCCGCAAGTACGTGGCCCGCCTGCGCCGCCTCGCCGGCCGCCTCGATACCCAGGCCCTCACGAGTCGCAACGGCGGCGACGAATCCCAGGCCGGGCGGCTCAGCAGCGAGGCTTTCGCCATCCGCTGGGCGCTGCGCCAGATCGACCCGCAGATCGAGGGGCCGAAGCAATTGCTGGATCAGATCGCCGGAGCGGCGGAGTGATGGGAATGACTCGCTGCAAATCTTGTGGTGCATCTATCCCGAAAGACCAAGACGGGCTCTGCTCCATCTGTGCCGGGGATGTCAATCATGGAACGGACGGATATTTGCGGCGCTCGATTAAGAGATACGAGCAAGGTGGGGGTTTCACTCCACCAGGGCGGGGCGATCTCACTCCGGCCGAGAAGCGCCTGGCCAGGAGGGGCGAGGAGTGATGCACACAGAGGAACAGGCGCGGGAGAAGTGGTGTCACCGGACGTTGTGCTTCGAGGTGGTGGACCAAAACATTGTGAGTACCAGTGGGTCGCTTTGCATCGCCTCTGTCTGCATGGCATGGCGATGTGGGGAGTCCCAGTGCATCGAAAACATGACACTCAAATTCCACGAGACGCCTCCTGGTTATGAAAACCGAGAAGAAGCGCACACGGATGGCTGGGTTGATAGTTATTCAGATGCGGGAGGGCCACGCGAATGGCGCAAATATGAAAAGCAGGGCTACTGCGGCCTAGCGGGCAAGCCATGACCCGCCTGGAGACCAGCACCATCGCCAGCGGCACCGCCGCCACCCGCGCCTTTGCCTTCTGGAACAACGCCACGGCGCTCAACAAGCTGGCCCTCTGGCTGGCGCCTTGCGAGTTGAAATACGCGATCCCCGCCCAGACGATGGCCGACATAGCCGAGACACAGGCCGGCACGCCCTTGGGCGCCCGGGCGGGTGGGCTTCTGGTCACCCTCGGCATCTACGAGGCGGGCCAGCGCAGAGATCAAGGAGAGCACGCATGATTTGGCCAGCCAAGAACGCATTACAGACGACAGCCCCTAACCAAGAAGTCGCGACCGGCGATTCCACCGGACTGATGCGCTTGATCGAGCGCGCCACGTTGGACCCGAGTTTCGACGTGGCCAAGCTGGGAAAGCTACTCGATGTTAAGGAGCGTTGGGAAGCCACCGAAGCCCGCAAGGCGTTCGTGGTCGCCAACGCCGATTTCAGGGCGGAGGCCCCCAAGCTGCTGAAAAACCGGCACGTCGGATACGACCTCAAAACGGGCGGCAGGACAGAATACGACCACGCCACGCTCGACAGCATCGCGGAGGCCTTGGCGCCAATACTCGGCAAGCATGGCCTGACCTATCGCTGGGAGACCGGCCAAGCCGATGCGTCGATCAAGGTAACTTGCGTCTTGACCCATGTTCTGGGGCACAGCGAGGCCGTCATGCTACAGGCCCCGCCGGACCAGTCCGGCGGCAAGAACAGCATCCAGGCTGTGGCGTCCACCGTCTCGTATCTTATGCGCTACACCCTGCTTGCAATCACGGGATTGGCCACGAGCGACCAAGACGATGATGGCGCGTATGTCGGGTTCATCACCGGGGACCAAAAGGACGAGCTGATTGAACTGATGAAGGAAACCGGCGCGGATACGGCGAAGTTTCTGGCCTACCTGAAGATCCCGACAATCGACCAACTCCCTGGCCGGCGCTTCGACGAGGCGAAGGGCGCCCTTGAGAGAAAGGGGGCGGCAAAATGACCGTGGAGATCATCGATTGCGAGCAACGCTCCCCGGAATGGTGGCAGTGCCGGAGCGGCATCCCGACAGCATCGCAATTCGCCACCGTTCTCGCCAAGGGCCGCGGCGGCGGGGAGAGCAAAACCCGCCGCACGTACCTTTTGAAGCTGGCGGGAGAACGCCTCACGGGCGAACCAATGGAGAGCTATTCCAATCATCACATGGAGCGCGGCAGGGTGATGGAAGAGGAAGCCCGCAACGCCTACGCCTTCATGTGCGATGCCGACCCAACGCCGGTCGGGTTTATCCGCAACGGCTACGCCGGGGCGAGCCCGGATTCGCTCCTAGGTGACAAGGGCCTGCTCGAGATCAAGACGGCGCTGCCGCACATCCTGATCGACATGCTGCTCAAAGACAAATCCCCGGCGGAGCATTGGGGCCAGGTCCAGGGCCAGCTTTGGGTGAGCGAGCGCGAATGGTGCGAGCTTGTCGTCTATTGGCCGATGCTGCCGCTGTTCGTTCGGCGCATCCCGAGGGACGAGGACTATATCAAGAAATTGTCAGGGGAAGTCGCGCGCTTCAACGCCGAATTGTCCGAAGTGGTGGACAAGATACAGCGGTACGGCGGGCAAGCGGCGGCCGCGCGGGCCGAGCCGGAAGCGCGCCCGCCCGAGACAGTCGATATGAGCGAGCAACCGCCGGTTTTTTAAGGAGAATGAACGTGACCAACCAGGCCCGCCAAGCCAAAAGTAAACCGATCCTTTGTCTGGATTTTGATGGCGTTATCCACAGCTACACGAGCGGCTGGAAGGGGGCCGATGTCATACCCGATCCGCCGGTGCCGGGCGCGTTCGCTTTCATCGCCGCAGCTCAGGCCCATTTTCGGGTCGCCGTATTTTCAAGCCGAACGAATCAGCTAGGCGGGCTTCAGGCGATGCAGGACTGGTTTACGGTTCAGACCGAAATGGGTTTCAAGGATCGTCCTGCGTGGCTCGATGAGATCGAGTGGCCGACCGAGAAGCCTCCGGCTTTCCTCACAATCGATGACCGCGGCCTCACCTTCACGGGAGAGTGGCCGACAATCGAGTCACTTCTCAAATTCAAACCCTGGAACAAGCAATGACTGTTCCGGGTCTAGACATTGAATGGTTTGATCTCGGTCGCGAGCCGGAGTGCGCGCCAAACCCGGCTTTCCCGGACGGCATAGATGTGGATATTTCCGTTGAGGACGCGCCTGCTTGTTTCACGGAGTTGCCTCATCCCACCAAGCGATGCGGCTTCTACAAAGTGACGTGCGGTGGCTGCGGACTCAGTGTCATCGTAACTACGGCGGGCCGACCGGATGATCCGCGCTCGCTGCGCGTGGCTTGCAAGATTAGAGGAACAAAACAATGACCGATGCAGCTCTCGATGTACGCGGGCCAGGTGACAACTTGCCGCCCGCCGATCTTGACCCGTTGCTCGAAAGGCTCCGGGAAGACCATGCCGATCTGATTAAGCGCCGCGACGAATTGCTCGGCGCCATCGAGCGCAGCCCGGCCAAGATCGAGGAAGGCGACGAAGAGTTGGCCGGCAAGCTGGCGGATTTCGTCGATAAGCAGCTTATCGCTTTCGTGAAGCGCGCCGAGGCGAACCACAAGAACGATAAGGCACCCTTCCTACAGGCCGGCCGGACGGTTGATTCCTTCCTGCACGCCCTGATCGATGACATCAACAAGGGCAAGGCCAAGGTCAACGCGGTCCGCAAAACATATGCTGACGCCAAGGCGACCAAGGAGCGCCTTCGCCGCGAGGAAGAGGCGCGC